GTTCTGTCATTCCTGGAAAAAATACTAAAACTGCAGGACCTAAAAGGCAAATTAAAATTAGCTCATCTTTCCACGACCCTTTCATTTGGTCTACGGCTGATGCTTCCCAATTCACTTTACCGGCGATCTGGTCTTGTTTCAATTTAGTTGCTGCTTGAACTTCTGTCAATTTCAATTGTGCTTTCGCTTTTTTTGTTTCTACGAAGCCAGAAACTGCTTGTCCTGCAACTCCTAATAATGGTTTAATTAATAAGTTTAACATTCTATTCTCCTACTAAGCTGACTATACCACCTTTTGCAACGTTTGCATAGCGTGGCTTTGTTTCACCTGAACCAAAACTTGTAATCAATCGTCTTAATGATTTAGGATCCATTACTCCTTGTCCTATTGCTCCAGAAAAAATTCCTTTATTCAATGCTTCCGATACATCAGTAGCATATGGGTCTTTCATTTCACTAAAAAATCCTGATTGTTCCATTCCCTTTTGAGGCAATCCAGCTTGTAAAAATCTTAAAAGATCAAATGTCCTTCCTCTTGGATCATAATTGGGAGTATCCCAAAATTGTTGTTCTCCAGAACCTGAACCTGTAGATTCACTATATCCTATAGAAGGAAGATATTTTCTAAGATCAGCAGCACTTAAATCTCCTCCTGTTAAAGCTTGATATGCTTCTAATTTACGAGGGTCACTTTCTGTATCTTGCCACGTATTAGTTCCAGTTGGGTCATATCCTGTTCCTGGACTCATAACATTACCAAGCATTGTCTCTGCTCCACCAATATTACCATACAATTTTGCTAATTGTTGATATTCTGGTAAACTTGCTAATCCTTCATCAAATTGAGGATCTCCAGGTCCAAAACCTTGAGTTGCCAGTCTATCTATTTTACCTTGGATTTTTTGTTTTAATAAATTTACTTGTTTTTCATATTCCATAACTCCACCAAGCTCACCCTCTGCTTGATGGGTAAATAAACCAGCTTTTTGTAAATCTAATAATTGTTTATTTGTTAATTGGTCTATTCTATTTTCATATTGACCGGCAAGATCCCTTGCATCTTGCATTTGTTGTTGATTAACTAAAGATTGGTTATAAGCGTCTTCATTTCTTTGGTCTATCAAATCTTGATAAGTTGGAGGTGCACCAGCTGCACCAGAAAAATCTGTTGCCCCAATTACACGATCTGTTAAAAAATCTGCTTCGCCTTCTTCTTCTTGTACTTTTGTATCAACAATAGGTCCTGTAATTTGTGGGGGAGTAGTTACAACTGGAGGGAGTTGATTATTAGAACCAGTACCAGAAAAATCATATCCACCGGAGCCACTTCCACCGGAGCCACTTCCACCGGAGCCACCTCCACCAGTAATTCCACTTCCCGCAAAACCACCAGTTTGTCCTGTGCCTCCACTTGTCTGGGTAGACCCGTATAAGTGATCATAACCTGGCATGATTATCTAAATTGATTGAAGTAATCTAAATCTGCAATATTAGGTATGATCTCTTCTTCATTTTCTCTTAGATCTTCAGTTATATCCATACTAGGATATTCAGGACTAAAGTTCCAATCAAATGGTCCACTATAAAGAGGAAGATTTTCAAATGGTGATTTTTTAAATCTATCCCACCATGATGGTTGGATAGGTGCTCCATAATCTTCATCTCTATAAGGATTATAAGTAATTGGTGCCCCATAATCTTCATCTCTATAAGGATTATAACGATCTGGTTTCATTTTTGGAACTATTCTATCTGGATCCATACCACTGCCTACAGGACCATCAAGTTCTCCAGTAATAATATTTAAAATATCTTCTTCTGGAATCATACCACTGCCTACAGGACCTTCTAAGGATCCCGTACCTGTATCATCACCTGCCGCCATTAAAGCTTGAATATAAGGATTATTTGCCATTCTTTCTACGCCAGGAACAAGTTGTCCTTCTCTTCGTCCGCCAGTATATCTTTTATCAGTATACTTAGGATCATCATACCCTTCAAAACCCATTGTTTGGGCTAATCTATCTGTTGTTTGTTGGTTTCTCCAAGCTGTTTCAGCTATATCTCTATACTCTTGTGCTTTTTGATTATCTTGTGCCATATCGGCAAGATTCATATATTTATCGTAAAAGGCTTGATCTTTCGGTGTCATCATAGCAGCTTTAGCAGCTTTCCATTCACCACTATTTCCACCATATTTATCTTTAAAAGCTTTGTGTAATCTAACACCTCTTCCCATACCTTCTGTCATATCACCAAGACCACCTAAAACTTGTTTACCCATTTCAAGAAATGGAGTTGTAAATTTAGAACCAGCAGCTCTAGCGGCATCGAAAACACCACCTGTTTTTGCAAGTTCTTCTTCATCCATTCCATAAGCATCAGGACGAGTCATTTCATACCTAGCTTGTGACCAAGCATTTGGATCTGCTTTTGGAGGTGTTTTAACTTTATTAAGAGTTCCAATAGTACTCATATAGTCAGCACCACCACCCGCTTTTGGTCTAGAACCAAAGTTTCTTCCCCAATTATATTGATTTGCTCCGTACCCTGATCCTCTATACGGTGTACCCGTTTCCGGTCCTACAGTTGTACGATAACCTGCACCAGCTCCTCTTGCACCAGGATTATAATCCGGTGTTTGAGTCATCGCTGATCTAACTTTTGCCCAATCAATTGCCATTTTTATTTTCTCCTATTGCTCAGCCCTATGCACCTGGCATAATTACAGCTTTAAGCACAATTAATACAATAATTGCTACTATGCCCGCTTTAATCCAGTCACGCATTCCCCAATCATTCCATTCCTTCAAGTGTGCCCAAATATCTTTCAGTAATTTCATATTTACCTCCTATATTTAGTGAATCGTAGGCTTATCATATTGACCAGCCTGCAAATAAATTTCGTCAGCCATTATAAACGAATCTATCATAACTTCAAATACTTTCTGTGCCTCTTCAGCTCCAAGTGTTTGTATATAAAGATTACGTGTAACAGCCATTAAACCAGCGGCAACTATAAGTTGATCTTCTGGTTTACCATTAACCTCTTCCATTACTAGTTTTTCAGCTTTTTGCATAACTTTAGTTATCTTACTTATCTTTTGCTTTTCCATTTGCTTTCCTAACCGCAGCTCTCTCCCTCATTACAGCAATTTTTTCATTGCTTCTATTTTTTTCTTTATCTCTTAATGCAGCCACATTTTCCTTAATTTCAGCAGTTGAATCTTTTTGACCTTCTTTCATAAGACCAAAAGATTCTTTAACCATACCTAATTCATTAGTACTCTGCATCTTTTCTCTTTCCAAGTCAAGTTTTTCTGCATCAACGGCTGTCTTCATCAACATTTCTGTTTGATCATGCTCTCCTTTTTGTTGTAATTCAGCAGCTTTAAGATCAATTTCTTGTTGTTTAAGTTTAACAAGTGGGTCTTTATCTTCTAGTCCACTTCGTTGTTGTTCTTCAGCAGCCATGTCTTTAATTAATTTTGCTTCCAAATCAGAAATTGCAGATTCTTTTTGAGTCATAAATTGTTGTTGCATCTGTTGCATCTGTTGTTCAATTTGTGGATTTTGTTTTACTTGTTGTTGCATCTGTTGCATCTGTTGTTGGAATTGCTGAGTTTGTTGTTGCATTTGTTGTTCAACTTGTTCCGCAGCCATAATTGCAATGTGTTGTAAAATATGTCCTTCCATCATTGCATACAATTGTGGATTAATTTGAACTGGTCTTGTAAACATAAATTCAGCATGTGCTTCCACATGTGATTTATGATTTTGTTGTGGAAATGCTTTTGGTTCCGTTCCACGCATTGCTTCTGAATTTTCAGTAGCAGGACTTTTTGGTGGTGGATTTCCTGGATCCGGTTTTAATAATGCATCAATATTATCAACATCTAATGCTTGATAAACTCTTCTATATGCTTCACGCAAATTATGTAATGCCGGATTGGCAATTGCCATTTGCAATTGTTGCTGTGCCAACATAACACGTTGTGACATGGAAAATATATTTGGATTAGATACTGGTAATATATCAACACGATCATCAAAATCCGCTTGTTTAATCATTCTATTTCCACCACGAACCATGTATGGATATTCTGGTGGAAGGAACATTTTAATACAACGTGAAAGTAATCTAAATTCAACACCTTGTGCATGATGCAATCTTTTATGAATTGCACTCATTACTTTTGTTCCACGCTCTAGTAGCGCTAGTGTAGTTCCAACTGGATTCTGTTCATTACCTTCGCCCATTTTCATATCTGCAATTGCTGCAAATGATTTACCTGCATCAACACAGAAACCTAATAACGCAAATAAAACTTGCGATGGTTCTTTATATGGAAGTGGTAATAATGATTCTCTAATTGATGTTCCTGTTACATCTACATCTCTAAACTCACCTGGTTGTAAAGGTTCATCATGATCACGTATACGCATACCACGTGCTTTAAAACCTGCTGGTAAGTTAGCAAGAGTACCTGCATCAATTAATTGCCGCAAAACACTTGTTGCAGTTCTTGATAACCCACCTAGCATATGTATTAGACCAAAGCCATAAAAGCCTAGTCCTGGGAGGAATTTGTAGTGTGTAAAATAGTCTACGCGATTTCTTAACTGGTCTTGTTGATTCCAGTTTCTTTTTATTGAAAGTATTTTTTTTGAGTATTGATCAATTGTAATTACGTAAGGAAGTTTAATTCCACTTTCATCTTCGAAACCTGGAACATCTGCATCAACATGCATTTCTAATAGTACATGTTCATCATCTTCAGATGCTAAATTGTCGCTTACGCCGTGTAATTCATCAATTTTTTCTTTTACATCAGAAGTAGAAACTGCTCCTGACGTAATTGGTATATCACGGTAAAATCCACTTACTTGTTGTTTTCTAAGTGCGTTTGAGTCAACTTTTGTCATATGTGTAATTCTTACAGCATCTTCTAAAGAAGATGCCATGTAATTCACTACACAATCTTCACTTGACACAAATTTTGAAACTGGACGACCCAATACAGAATCATAATACGTTTTTTTGAATGCTGAACCGGATAAAGGCAAATAAAATAATAATTGGTCCATATCGGGGTCATATTCTTTCATTACGTGTGTAATTTGATAATTCATAAAATCTTTTACACGTTTTGCTTGTTCTTCAATTGGAGGTGTAATTTCACCGACTATTTCTGTATTAACAGGTCCTGATGGTGGTAATAATTCTTTATATGCTTGTGCTTGAAATTGTGTTGCTGATTCTGCCAATAGAGGATGAATCACGCCACTTGCACCTTCAAAAGGTTGTGTGCGGTCCTCATATTTGAATCCAAGCATGTCTAAACCTTTTGTATATGTTTCTTCCCAATCTTTTCTAGAATTTTTATCTGTTTCGTAAGCTGCAATTAACTTATCTGATAATTTTTGAAGATCTCCTTCTTCAATGTATTCAGAAAGGTTTGCATCAAACGGAACTTGCGATTGATCTATTGGTGCGTTTGGATCTGTATTTATTTCAGCGCCGCCATCTGGTAACTCAGTAATTTCAATATCA